AATTTCCAACAGGCAAACATAGCATCGCAACCAGTGAGCAAGGAAATGCGGCCGACAAGGCGACAGGTGAATCCTTAGATGCAAACAGCAAAAAATGATGGGGCTCTTAGAAAAAGTTAATCCCCAGGTCCGCCAAGAACTATTATGCAAGGGTTTGACGGGCTCGCGTTGTAATGAATGAGCTAACGGGTACAGCACAACCGCCCGACTACGGTAGCGATGTATAGTGACTGCGAACTCACCACAGGGTTCAAGTCGGTTCGGCTAGAAATAGCCGAATTGTGACTGCTCATCTACCACAGGCGACGCATAAATGCGTCATTTAGTTTCACACTGCGTAAGTTAAAAAAGAAACGAGCGTAAGCGAAGTTTCAGATGGCGTAAGCCGTCTCTGACGATCCATTAAGTACTGCACAATGGAACTTATCTTCGATCACACGCTAGGTAAACAGGAACACCAGGATCTCGTGATATGCCGACCCATGGCCATAGTGGACATTGATGAGGAACACGAGGCATTGGATCGAGGATGGCTGGCGCTGGATCACCCGGTGATGGGACGTGAGGTGTTCTATCAGAGCCGTAGCACACGCATAAACCTGGACCTATATCGACCCAGATACAAGCAACACCTGTACAAGGGCCAGGAGATCGGCCTTAAAATAATTGACGCGAGCGAGATGGTGAGGCTGTTGGGACTGCCGCACATATACTCGCAGTACATGAAACGCAAGAAGTTCACGCAGGACTACGATCCATTCTCCCACTACAACCCACGTGACCAATTCATGATATTCTACACCGGCACCGCTGACAACATACTGGGTTTCACCAAGCAGAAGCGTTACCGTTGGGAGGACGAGCACTACAGCACCATAGACAGTTATGACAGCCGGGACCTGCACGGCCTGGAATCAGTGATACACGCCAACACCGTGCCCATATCAGACCTAACCCTGGACATGGAGATCGATTGGGCCGCCAACAACTACGTCAGTTACTTCTACATGGGTTCCGGGTACGAGACCTCGTCGGAGTACAAGGCCAACTACCGGGGATTCGAGTGGTGGACGGGAACGGAATGGAGCCGCGACAAGAAACAGTATCGTAGGTTGTGCAAGAGGGACTCTAGGATAACGATGATATCAGAGATAGGCCAACAAACACTGATAGGGAAGGGCCAGTAATCACCATGGACCAATACCCGGAATACCTGCAGGACCTGAAACCACCAACGCACCAACTCGTGCAGGAAATGAAGCAACACGGCGGCGTGGTGCTGATGGAATTCGTGAGACTAGGCGAATGGCGGCAGTTGGTCGAAGCGGTCAACTCCTTGGACCGTGGGGGTCCGTATGAGGTTGTGACCTGGAAGCCCATGCCCAATAACTGGCCCAAGATAGATAACCCACACTGCCGCCATATTGTGCATGACGCATGGTTGCCGCAACACATTGAAAACCTTCAACAGGCACAAGCGGAGCACAAGCACTACCGCCATGGTGATAGTGACGAGGTCACTAATCACTTCTACGTGCCCTATGGCACAGTCTGCCATGAGCGGGAGCGAATGATGAGGGCCATGGAGGCACTGAACATCCTAGACGGGAGCCTTTATAGCAGGCCCGCTACACCGATCAAGGATAACATTTTGCCCCTCTACAAGGAACAACCACCCATCCACGCTATAAATCACAAGACCATGGAGAAACATGGTGCCTCGATCACACAATCACAGAGATTCGATCATGGGAAGAACTGGCGTGCTTTGAGACCGTACATTTTATCATGCCAGGCGGCGGTGGTGATGGACAACTACTGTTTCAATGACGATTATAGCGGTTACCTTTCCGAGAAAATGCTTTTCCCGATAGCGGCGGGCGTACCATGGATCTACGCAGGCAACAGGCATCAGCGGCAAAGGTTACGTGAGCGAGGTTTCCGGCCACACATGCCCATGGCGGAGACGCCCGAGGAACTTATACAACAGATGCTTTGGCTCAAGGCTGTTTTTTCAAATGTTCGAATGACCAAGAATTGGCAGGACTCACAGGGAGAGACCGTTATACACAACCAGAGGATACTGGCCGATCTTGACAAGACACTGCTGTCAGAATCTACTCTTTATAACTGATATTTTCGTTCTGGACCCCGATGGGATTGACACAGGCCCCGCACAGAACTGCACAACGTTGTAATCTCGATGGTCCACCCCAACTATCTGATATCATCCTGAACCAAGGGCCGTCGACCAGTTCTTGAAGGTCTGTGTATTGGCAATTGGCCTTTAGAGATCCACCTAACTGTTTCAACATTCTTTTCATCATCATATGATCTTCTGTTGTTTCCACCTCCGGACCATACAATCGGTCGTGCAACCATCCGCATGGGAAAACCATTCCATCCGCGGCTACATAAATTTCATTTATGCGTAGAGCGTTGCAACCAATTTGTGTTGTTTGTAGTGTGTTTTGATCAGGAGTCGCAAGTTGACTGTTCAGGTACTTTTTTTCAGTCGGTGGATATATTTTATATTCCTCATTGCCATTTTTATCAAGCACAGACTGGAAACTCATGACCTCATGCCTACGATTTAAAAAACGCGATGTCTTTTTGATGTTAAATTTTTGAAATCCCAATGTGGCCGCAAAAGTTTTGGCTTTGTCGACTTGGTGTTGATTGTGCTCAAACACAATGAAGTCCCAATGAGCTTGGCCGCCTGCAGTGATAAAACTTTCGGCCCTTGCCATTATTTGATCCCATTTTACACGCCTTCTGTACAAGTGATTAGTGTTGGAAAGACCGTCTATGCCGAAGGCCATAAAATCAACTGTGTCGGCTAGCCTTTTATAGGTAGATATTTTACCCACACCCCCATTTGTATGGATACCTATTTTCACTTTTGGGTTCCTTTCTTTGAACCATTCGGCAATCTGTAGCACTTGCGGATTCATCATAGGATCTCCGTAGGTCCCGCAGAAATAAATTAACTCCAATTGGTTAACAAAATTATTCCTAAACATTTTTGGTAAATCATTCACCGACCATCGGTTAATTGGTAAGTTTGGAATGGTCTTACCACCATACATATTACGGGGACACTGCGGACATGCCGCATTGCAGTCAGATGTTATCTCGGCTTGTAAAACTCTTATATTTTGATAGGAAAATTGCATTACACTAACTAAGTTTGTATTTAATATGATAGATATTCACTCAAAATATAATCTAAAAAATCTCGATAGTAAGTGGGACAACAAGAAAATACAATATGATTTGGACGTCCACAACTGGCCGAAAAAGTTCCTTGCTGTTGCTAGGGAAAAATTCCCAAAAATCACCGACCTCACCAAAATACACGAGGACCTGACTGTGCATGATTTACTTGCCTTAAGGAAACACCTGGAATCGTTCACTAGATCTGCCGAATTTTGTGCCGATCTAGATACTTTTGTCAATGAGTTGGTCAGGGGCCGATTACAGGATTACAAATATCCAGAAGAATATCTTATACAGTACACAGCCGGTCTGAGAATTGTTATTCCCAACCAAAAAGAAAAAAACAGATTATTGAACTTCCATACAGGCTACTGGACAGGGTACGACAATGGCACCAACACCATCTGGACTCCGATCACAGAGGCATTTGGTTCAAACACCATGCATGTCACAGATTGGCAGACCAGTCATAATCTTATGGAAAAAATACACAGGGAAAATTGGGCATTGGAAAAAATACAACAGGAGTGTGAAAATGTTTCATGGCCCGTCCAGGTCAACGTTGGGGAAAGTTATCTTTTCAACCAAGGACACCTACACGGAAACGTAAACAACCTGACCGGTCAATCTCGATTAAGTTTTGATGTGAGAATCGCACACAAAGACATAGAGTTTGGGCGGAGACGTCCGGGATCGTTTTACCGTGTACCTAATCAATATAATATGTTACAAAAAGAAAAAATAGACAAGGATAAAAATTGGTTAGTGTTTGTAAGTCCAAATGACGAATATATAAACATGGCTCCTTACTTTATGATCAGAGAATATCTCCTTAATTGGTGCGAAACACTGGGCATCAAGCCCAACGAATGGAGCAATGAATATCATGAATGCCAATGGATGCCCAAACTTTTCGATTTTATTTCGAGGAAAAATACAGGAATAGTGTTTCCTAGTATATATAACTTTTCCATACCACTCAGCGAAAGATATTCTTTGTTCGAACAGGCTATAGAAAATCATTGCCAACTTATTTTCTGCGACGAAAACTTAATTGTAACTAATAAGGAAGATATAGAAATTATAAAAAAATATTACGATTTCTACTATAACTAGAAATGTCTATTTTAATAACCGGTAACACAACACTTGGAAAAAAACTAATTAGTGAAATACCAAGTTCAAGATCTGGAGAAATTGAAGATCTATCAGACAATGACCAATTAATAATTTTCACACAAGGAACATCACGCGGGGGTGTACAACGTATAATAGATCGTTGCTACACAGAAATAGTGACCAACATTGAGTCAATAGAACGGAAAGATATTAGATATATTGTTATAGGATCGATCGCATCGGAATATTCGAGTTGGCCCGGTATGGCTCAGGAAAGAATGATTTACGCTAACGCAAAAAAAGCCTTGTCACAGTTCGTATCTGATTACAATCAAAGACACATGAATAATGAATCAAAATCTTTAGGAAATCACAGAATACAAATTTGTGAGCCGAGTGGTGTGAACACTGTCATGAATAATTACACAGGAAAGTTAGAAATCTCCAATGTAGTAGACTGTGTGAAATATTTAATAGACCATCCAGAAGTAGTGCGTATACAATTAAGGGCTTAGATAAGTCTAAAATTTTTTACACTGTTTAGGTATTTTTTTGACCAATTCCTATAGTAAGGTCCCTTCTCTAACATCTTCGAGTACCTGTTAAGTTTGCTCAGTCGCTGTGCTAGGAACAATATGTAATGGCCGTTGTTGAGTTTGACCGTCTTTACCTTTTCTTGTATTTTGGGATGATCTTCCAGGATCACAACGTCACGTGGCATGAACGCTTGGTTCAACCTGTCCGCAATCCCAACGGTCTCTTTCGCAGTGTACTGGTCCGGTTCCGCTATGATCACCAACACGTCCTTCTTGTCGAAGTCGAAATCCCAGATGTGCGTGAATATTGTGCCGAACTCGCCGATGCCGTCCAGTTCTAGGAATTCCACCTTGCCATCAACGATGGCCTTCTGTGCGAACGGACACGGTGGCAGGTCACCGAACACGGGGTTGGGCTTCGTGACGAAGTCCTTAATCCAGATCCTGATCGTCTCGGTTGGTGTCTGTTTTTTCCGTTGAGTCGTCATGTATGTCCTTGATCTTTTGCAGGGCCTCATCCAGCAGTCGGCCCTTGGTATCCAACTTGGCCTTGAGTTCTGCGATCTCCTTGTTCTGCTCACCAATCTTGTGTCCACAACTGTGGACGTCCTCGGTGGCGTGTTCCAACTTGATCAACACCTGCTTCATCCGGCTCTCCTTGGATTTCATTTTCTCCAGGGCATCATCACGGTCTTTTGTGATTTCAACGATTTCTGCTTTGAGTTCCTTGACTAGGTCTTTTTCGGACATATGTAAGTGTTAATTATCTGCATTTTCGAATACCATTATAGTATACTATATTCTAGAAGAAAGGTTGACCACTTTTCTTGGTGGTTTCTAAGTTGTCTTTTACCAGTTGTGCTACGATCTCACGTTCGGTTGGACTCAGCGCCATGGCCTCGGAGTAGGACAGTCCGCCCCTCATGTACCAACTGATCTTTACCAGTTCGTGTTTGAGTTCCTTCTGGCCGTTCTCCATGTCCTTCAGGGTCTTGATGATGTCAGATTCCGTTTGTGAAAGCAAGGTTATACGAAAAAATTTGATGTGTCGAAAGTTACGGGTACCTCGTATGTGGCCGGTGCACCCTTCTTGATCTGGTCTTCAGTGGCTTTGAGTTTGAGCGGTTTCACCGCACCCTGGCCACGCAGTTCTGTCAACTTCTGTTCTATCTCTTTGATCAATGTTGCGTTGGCGTTGTCAACGAATTCTTTTATGTGTGCAGGGTCTGTGATCTCTGTGCCGTCCTGCATCGTGATGCTGTTGATGTTCTTCAACAGGATGGATGCGTTGAGATCCGTTAACGTCTTGAACGCCTCGTTGAACCTCTTTGCCTTCTCCTCGTCGGAAAGTTGTGAATCCTGTATGGCAGTGTACATCTTCTGCTGTTGGAAAGTCTGTAGTGATGTTGAAGTCATGTCTTTGTACGTCAGCGGTCTCACCGTTATCTTCAGTCCATCATCCAACGTGATGTGGCCGTCCACTTTGGTTGCCCTCAGTTGGTCTAAGATAGCAGGCAGGTTTACCGTGTGAGATACGTTTTCATTTGCACCAGGCACGTTGAAGTTTATCTCCATGGTCTCACCGTAGGTCGCTACCCTGATCGCAACCAAGATTGTGTCCAGATCATAACTCTTGATCTGCCATGCGTCCTTGATGTTGGGCACACAACTCTGTATCACATCCACAACACCCTGACCATTCATCAAGGCATCAGGAGTCTTGAACCTTATCTCGTCCTTGGCCGTCATCGGCATCACACCCAATTCGCCCGTCTGCGAGGGCGTGATCACGTGTGGTGGATAGTTCGTTCCCGACGGCAACGACACGTATATGGCCGGCTGTCTGAAGTACTTGTTTAATGGGTTTGCGTTTTCCGTCATTTTTTAATTCTATAAATATACACTAAAAGCGTATAGATGTCTATATTTATATGCGTATAAAAAGGGCTAAAAAAACATCGTATGGATGACCAACAACTAGATCGACTGATAAAAGCACTGAATGACCTTACTGGTAATTCATCTGCAACGGCCAAGGCATTAAAGGCCGAACTGACTGCTCTCAGGGCCAAACAACCTTTTACTACTGAAGAACGTAGACTACTGATCGACAAGTTGTCAAAAGCAAAAGAACTGCTGAAAAAAGACAAGGAGCAGGTCGAGAGCATTGAGAATGTCATAGAAAGCCAGCGTGATCTTATCAAGGCCAACGACGACGTAGTCGAAGGCTTAAAGAAAGTTGGAAACAGTTTTGCCGGTCTCGGTAAAGCGGCCTTCGAAGGATCAGGATCGATCAGTGCGTTTACTGACAACGTAGTAGGTTTCAAGACATTAGGTAACAGGCTCGACGTCAACATAGAGACTTTCAGACAACTTTCACAGACAGGTGCCAACTTTGGACAGAGCATAGTCGAACTGAGGACAGCGGCGGCCAACGCGGCACTGCCTCTAGATGATTTTGCCTCACTAGTAGCGAACAACTCTGCTAACTTGGCGGCGTTGTTTGGAACCACTACAAAAGGTGCCAGAGAGATTGCGGCATTGGGGAGAACAGTCAGGGAAGAGGGCATAGAGAGATTGGCCCCGTTAGGATTTACAGTCGACGAAATTAACGAAACTTTGTTGTTAAATCTAGATTCGCAAAGAAGGACAGGCGTATTAGATCAATTGACAAACGCTCAAAGGAGAAGCAGTGCGATAGCATTCGCAGAGGAATTGGACAGACTTGCAAAATTGACCGGTGCACAGAGAGATGAACTGAGAGCACAGATTGAACAGCAACAGAGCAATGAAAGATTCCAGGCGGCACTGCAAGGACAGACGGAAGAGACACGTAGGAGGTTGCAGGGTTTCGCGGCCACGGTTGGAAACATAGCGCCAGGTCTAAATGAAGGCTTCCAGGACTTGATCGCTAACGCAGGCGTTCCTGTAACAGAATCAGCACTGGCACTTGTCCAGAATATTCCTGAGGCACAAAGCATAATCAGGAGTCTGATAGATGGAACAGTGTCTGCCGAGAATGCTCTAGGAATGATCAGAGATGCTTCAACACAAAGTATAGACAGATTTAGGAAAGCCACTGTGACAGGACAGGTGGAATTCTTGAGATTCCAAGGTGATATCATCAACCTAGGTAGAAGGATAGTCGAAGTCGATGGGGTTTTCGAAGAACTTAAACCGGGTGCAACCGATCTAGTCAGGAACATAACAAGTTTTGAACAAGCATCTAAAGTTCTATCTGCCCAGTTCCAGTCAATCGAGACAGGACTTTTAAGAGCATTCGGGCCAGCACTCGGCAGGTTGATAGGCGGCATACAGGAAATATTCACCGGAGGTGGAAAAATCGCCACAATGCTCAGAGACAATCCGGCACTGACCGCAGGATTGTTCGCCAGTGCCTTGACAGGCAAGTTCCTATTTGACAAGGCCGCACAGATCGGTATTATTGCCGCAGGTACTAGATTAGGTACGGCACACATGAGTAAAGCAGGATTCGGCACTGCTCTAGCAAAGTCGCCTAGAGCGGCGGGCGGTGCACTGGTCGGTGGAGGACTAATGGCCGGTGGTACGGCATTGGCCGCATCGGCGGAATCTGCAGGAGGCAAGGCGCTAGGAATGGGACTATCGATTGGCGGTGGTGCATTGACAGGTGCGTCACTGGGTATGTTAGCAGGACCGATAGGAGGAGCGATAGGTGGTGTCGTAGGAGGATTACTAGGTGCGGCATCGAGTGTGTTGGCAATGAAAGCCAACGAGACTCCAGGTAGACAGTTCGGTGGTGGGATGGATGTTGGCAAGACTTACTTGGTAGGTGAACGAGGACCGGAATTGGTGACATCAGGAACCAAATCAACAGTCACGGCCAACCAGGATCTTCAATCAACTTTTGACACAACAGCACTTGAGACAAAGATGGCATCTATGATCACAGAATTAAACAGTGCAAATAAGACTTTGAATTCCATGGTAAATGGCGTAAATACGCTTGTAGCAGTGGAATCCAGGGCCTTGAAAGCAGTCGAGACGACAGCACGTAAAGACCGTAACCAAGTTGGACTGGTTTAGGTTGCTCAAATGAATAAAAAAGTGTAATATTATAGCATGGCTTGGAAAAAATATTTTAAAGACGCAAACATGTCTCCCATCAGTGGGGAGAAGGTACCCAACTTCGCCAAGAGGAACTACAGTTCTTACTTGCCAGACGTTTACACAGGACACCCCAACAGGATACAGAGATACTTCCAGTATGACCAAATGGATTCAGACTCTGAGATAAACGCGGCATTGGACATCCTGGCAGAATTCTCAACACAGAAGAACACAGAGAACGAGACACCGTTCGATCTTGTGTTCAAGGACGAGACCACAGAACACGAAGTGAAACTTTTGAAGAAGGCTTTACAACAATGGACAAAGTCTAATCAGTTCAACAAGAGGATCTTCAGGATTTTCAGGAACGCATTGAAGTACGGAGATTGTTTCTTCGTCAGGGATCCAGAAACAAACAAATGGTTATACATAGACAACGCCAAAGTTGACAGGATCGTTGTAAATGAATCAGAGGGAAAGAAACCTGAACAGTATGTGATCAGAGATATCAATCCTAACCTACAAAGATTAAGTGCAACACAAATCACACCCAACCAAACATATGGTGGTGGCGGAACCACAGGTGGCGGTACAGCGGCCTATGGTCAAAGTTACGCCAATGCAGGTGCCACAAACAACATGTCAGGCTTCGCTGGTGGAAATGCAGGTGGAAGATTCTACAAGACAATGAATGCGTACAACATAAACGCAGAACACGTGATACACATGTCGATGTCAGATGGTCTAGACAACCTATTCCCATTTGGACAGTCAGTGTTGGAACAGGTATTCAAAGTTTACAAACAAAAAGAATTATTAGAAGACGCAATCATCATCTACAGGGTTCAGAGAGCACCTGAGAGAAGAGTTTTCTACATTGACGTTGGTAACATGCC